ATCAATGGTTGTACCATAGCTACCGCTCTTATTAGAGCGGCTGATGAGTATAATCTCCCTGTCCTTAAAGATTATCGAATGTTGGTTTTGGGGGATGACAATCTGGTATATATACCTGACGTCCTCACTAACAGTGATATTGAGAAAGTTCGCGTCTTTATTGTCAATTTTATGGCTCGACTAGGTTTTAAATCTAAAGTCGGTTCATCTTATGATTGGCATGATGTTGAATTTTGTTCTTCACTGTTTTGGCCCGTAGATAATACATATGTATTGGGTCCCAAAATTGGCCGTCGATTACCTAAAATCGGTTTCAATCTTAACAAATTGAAGAAATCTGAGGTAAAAGGAATGCTATTGGGAGCAAAGAAGGAATTTAGCGGAATTCCTGTTTTGGAGGATTATGTTAAACGTAATCTTAAATTGCTGAGTGGAGTGACAGCAACTCTCCATGTTGACAAGCGATCTTTGTATAAATCCCTAGCAACCCAGATACACCATAGAACTGATCATACTGATCATTTTTTCTTTATGCGGTATGGCATTGCCGCTGAATTAGCTGTCGAACAGTACCTCCAATGTTGTAAATTGCCTGTCATCACAAGTTGTGATGATTATCCAATTCTCGACCTGTTCGTTAAACGCGACTGTTAGTTTTTAACAGTCACTCCTCTACAAACCCGATGAATAATTTTAACGATTTATTTACTTATAATTGCGGGCCTTTTTGGTCTGATGGAAAATTCCAATCGAGCGTGTATAAGCCCAGATTTAGGAAGGGCCATGATTATGACAGGTCTTGTGCTGAGCATGATTCTAGTATGGCTATTGCCACCTACTATGAAGATGTTGCTCGAGCCGATGAACTATTCTATCAGGCTAACCTAAATCAAGGTGTTATACGGAATGCAGCAGCTCATGCTGTTAAACGCTTGAACAAATATTTTACCGTTAAACCAATGTTATTTCCAAAGATAGATGGTGATGCTTTTGAATTTACTATTGATTCTCAAGGTAACCATAAAACCTATAATCCTTATAGTGGATTGGGTAATGACCTCGGGTATGTCCAACCAGATATACCAGAGTATTTGCCTAAACCCACAACAATCCAAAAGCCCTCTGTTCCGATATCGAAACGATCGACGCCAGTCAGTCGATCTGTACCGGACGTAAAGGCTTTTCAGGAGTTGGATTTAGCTTTGGACAAATTTAAACAAGCGCGCAAACAGGGTAAACAAATCTATGGACCTTCAATAGTATTGAAAGATCCAAAACCTTTCGGGACACTCCCCAACAAAATTATTAAAAAGAAAAAGAAAAATAATAATGGCACGCAAAAGAAATCAAAGAAACCCAAGAAAAACAGTAATGGGCCCCGTAACGACAATGTCAAGCGCTCCAGTATCAATCGGAAATAGCATCCGTGGTACTAAGAGTGCTGTAACACATTTGAAAGACGGGTGCCGTATTACTGGAAGGGACTTAGCTTTCAGTTTGCAAGCAACAAGTTCTGATATCACTACTTGGGCTCCTATTGGTGGAATACCTATTACTCCAGCAGCTCTAACCAGCTCTGTTTTAAGAGGGTATACCCAAATGTATAATAAATTTAAAGTTAATAAAATAGCTTTTCATTACATCACTAGTAGTCCTACTAGC